CATGTCAGGTACAAAACATCCGACGAAAAACGGAAGCACTCACAAAAACATGGCTCAGATGTATGTGAAGGCTATGCTTTCAGGGGCACATGAAGATGGTACAAGTAATTTAAGGCATTACCAACCTGACCCTGCTGAGTTAAAGGCATTAGGAGTCACTACCGAAGGTATGCAACAAGAAAATGTAGATGCTCGTCGACAAGCAATAAATGCAATCGCAGACATGATGGCTCGTGCGTTTGGACACGAAGAGCGTCGTGCTGTTCCCGATGAACTGCCCGAAGGTGGTCTTGCTGGAAGAACTGTAATGGGTTATCCTGAGGAATTGATTCCTTCTGTACCTGAACATGTTCCATTCGTGACTGACCTCGCTATGGCACCGTCTGCTCCGAGTGCAGCACCACGACCTGAACCAGCACCACGCCGACCCGTCACGGAGGCACGCCCTTCTCCACCACCTGCTGCTACTCCACCTATGGCTCCAGCACCTCAACCCGTAGCACCTCAACCCGTAGCACCTCAACCTGTAGCAGTTCGACGCACTGGTGGTATTCCTGTGGGTCGTCTTACACCTGAACAGCAGGCTGCTCGTGCGGGTGTAGGTCAAGCAGACCCTGCAAATCTTCGTGAGTTTATGCGACTGACTGGTATTGGTCCTACACCGGGCACTGGAGAGTTGACTGAGCAAGAGCAAAGGTTCCAACAAACTTTTGGTGACCCACGACAGCGTTTACTTACTGAGTACATGAAGAGTCAGGACAACATGTTGCCTGAGACTGACCGCTTGATGAAAGCCATGGAGCAAATGCAGCGTGACGATGCTTTACAAAATGACAAAGTCATGAAGCACGCATTAACACGCCCTGTCAATATTGCTGATGAGCAAGGAGTTCGTCATCTCGCAAAACATTTGAGTCTCACGCCAATAGATGTTCGCTCAATAGCACATCAAATGGGTGATTGGGAAAGAATAGCAAAGCGACTTAACATTTCATCTGATGTAGTTAAAGTCGTGAAAATGAGTGTAGGGGGGATTTGATGGGTAAAGTCCTCGTGCGAAAGTCTGTTGAGTTCTATGCACCAGTAGGAGAAGGTGCTCAGATTCCACTAACTTCTAAGAAGAAAGAAAAGCAACTCCCAATGACTACACCAACTCAAAGGGACCCAATTGCAGTAGATGCTGCGAGAGCAAGGGCTGCTGAGGCTCAACAACAATTGAGTGAAATGATTTCTCCTGCTGAAATCGCAGATACTGATGCGAAAGCGGAATTACAACGACAAAAAGCAACTCTTGAAAGAGAAGCAAAGGCTGGTGAATACCGTAGTCAACAAGAGCGTTATGGTGGAGAAAGTGCTAAACGCTTATTAGATAGGGCAGGGCGAAAACATCCTCTTACAGACCCACAGCAACAAGCAATACAGACTCGTGCTGAAAGAGCAGGAAGAGTAGGTGTGTTAGGTCGAAGATTAGGGGCTGGTCTTTCAGGTGCTCTTGCCGGATTATCTGCTTTGACTGCACTTGAGCAAGCGGGAGCATCAGGTCAAGGATTGGAAGCAGGATTAGGCTCAGCAGGCATTCGTGCTATGGGTACATATCAAACAACATCACCTACGGCTCAAGCAATAGGAGGATATGCAGGCTCTCGCTTAGGTGAGCAAGATTATGCAGGTATGAGAGAAAAAGCAGGTCAAATGAGGCAAAGAGCAGGTCAAGCCTTATCTTCTATGCGAAGAACCCCAGTAGCAGTTGCTCAGCCTACCGCTTCACCTCCTCCAGTGGCAGTACAACCATTTAGTCGAACAAGGGCTATGAAAGATTTTAGAGGTGCTACGCCTGAACAATTGGATGCGAGAAAAAAAGTTCTTGAAGGAATGTTTCAGTACAATCGACCTCAAGACTTACCACAACGACATAGAGAATTAGTCCAAGTCCGAGGAGAGCAAAAGCAAAGACAGCATCGAACTTTCAATCCTGCTGTGTCTCTTGATACCCAAATGTTGTTTACTCCTCCAATGAGTACAGTGCCCGGTGGTCAAGGTCAAAGGACATTACCGGGTATGGGACCAGCAGCACCTCTAACAGCGTCGCCTACGCCTCCAACTACTCAACAAACTATTACTACTGACCCTGCTGAACAGGCTGCTGCTTTTGGAGCCACACCACAAGGTGGCGTTGATGCAACTAAGCAAGGTGCTGAATTAGCAGCCCAGTATAGTGGAAAGAAACAATCATCCACTGACCAAAATATGGCAGGTGACCAGTCATGAATGAGAAATCTGCTGAAATGCAAGAACTTGTCATTGAAATGGACAAGAAAATGTCTGCTCGCTCATTCAAATATTTCTTTGAAACCGTGTTAGAATTTGATTATGCTAATCACCATGGTTCGTGGGATAAAGGATTGAATGAAAACCGATACTACTGCGTGAAAGCGTCTCGTGACCACGGTAAGTCTGTATTCTTTATGTCCTACGCTTTGTGGATTGCAGCCTTCAATCCCGGCACTCACATCATGATATTTTCACACTCTCTTGAGCAGACTCTTGAACACATGAGATTCATTCGTGGTAATATCGAGCGTGCTCCTTGTTTGAAAGACCTTAAACCAACTGGTAAACCATGGCGAAAGACATACTTCGAGTTTACCAACGGTAGTCGTATCATGGCGAAGTCTGTCGGTGGAGGTACTCGTGGATTCCACCCCGATGTTGTACTATGTGACGATATTCTATGGGGTACAACTGGAAGTGAATTACAGCGTGCTGCTGACTGGTTTTATGGTGTATTGCTTCCAGTTCTTCACCACAGTGGTCGTCTCATGATGGTTGGAACTCCGTTCAGTTATAATGACCTATACGCTCAGTTAGAAAAGACTGAAACATTCGTAGTTGAAACATACCCTGCGATTAATAGAGAAGGTGAACCGCTTTGGGCTGAGCGTTGGAGTCTTGAAGCACTTGAACAGCGACGCATGTCGATGCCTGCTATTCAGTTTACTCGTGAATATTTGTGTGAGCCGATTCACGATGTAGCGAGTATGTTTCCGATGGCTTTGCTTGAAAAGGCTCGTGACCACGATTTGAAAATCCTTGATGTAGCAGATTCTGAGTATGATGAAAACGGCGACCGTGTCGGTGTTCTTGGTCATCATTTCATTGGTTGGGACACTGCAATAGCATCTGATAAGAACGCTGACTATACTGCTATGACTGTTCTACGAACACTACCTGATGAAGATGTGAAACAAATTGTAGGTATCGTACACGAGCAGGGTATGGGTTCAGCAGCACAGAAGCGTCAAATTATTCTTCTCAATAATAAATTCCAACCTGACCTTATCGAACTTGAAGGCAACAACTTTCAGCGTATGTTTGCTATGGAACTTCAAGATATTCGTCAGGATATTCCTATTCGTACATTTATGACGACAAGAACTCGTAAAGAGAGTTTATTCATGTCACTGCTCATGGCGTTTGAGCAGGGTCAAATAAAAACGCCATATGGAGATGAACGCTCAAAGCGTTTTACTCACAAATTAGAAGAAGAGTTGACCCGATTCGGTATGCAAAAAAATGGGCGACTCGAAAGCGTCGGAGTTCACGATGACCTTGCCATGAGCCTTGCCCTTGCTAATTGGGCTACAAAGGAGTTTAGAGGCAGTGTTGTTATGTTGGATGACTTCATGCCCGGATTTGACGAGTGGATAACGGGTAAACCAAGAAAGAAAGATGGATGGATGATACCATGAAAGAAGAAAAAGTTGGAAAGAAAGGTAAAGGTATGGTGTTGGTCATTTCAGTGGCAAAGCCCCACATGAAAAACCCTGAAAAAGAGGCTGACCCTGATACAAAAGAGAAAATGGATAGGCTGAGTAGTGAAAATGTAAGAGGTACAAAAAAACCATTACCTAACAAATACGCTCGAATGTTAGCAGGGAATGCTGCTAAGAACCAAGTTCGCTATCAACAAGGTGACCTTAACGACCCAAATTATGTTCCTGAGGAAGAGCCACCTGAGATTAATCTTCAAGACGATGTGCAGTCAGGAGGTATGAGTAGACCTACATCGTTAAAGGATGTAAATCAGTTTATGGAGGGTAAGCCGATGATGGAGAGACTAAAAGAGCAAGAAAAAGAGCCTACCGAAGAAGAGGACTTTTACGCTAATATTTTCAGTCAAATGAAGAATGCCAGTTTTGATGTAGCAAAAGCCAGTCCTGAGGAACTCATGCAAGAATCACAGCGTATGCGTGAAGCAGGAGAGTCAGGACAGGCTCGTCGTTTTGCTGATGTTGCTTCACAAATGCAAAGAGGACCTGCACTTCGAGAGGCTACTATCAATCGTCTTGGTATGGATGCTTCTCGTGTGCTTGGTGATGACGAAGAGGACCAAGAAGCGTTTGCTCGATTTTTGTACGGTGAAGGTAAAGCAGGAGCGGATTATCAAGATATGAAACAGAATCCTAATTTTTACGACCCTGAACAACGCCGTGAATTTATGAGAATTATGTCACAAATGCAGCGTCAAAAGAATCGTGCTGATGCTTTGACTGCTCAAGGTCAAGATGCTCTTGCACAACTTCGTGAAGAGGACCCTACTCAGTTCTTCGCTGACCAAGACATGGTTCAGCGTGGCAGTCCTATGGAAATAGCATGGGATGTAGTGAAAGCCAAAAAGCGTGACCCTCGTCTCGCTCGTGCTGGTGTAAGTGGATTCAACAAACCAAAGCGTACACCTAATCATCCTAAGAAGTCACATATCGTAGTGGCTCGTTCAGGTGGTAAAGTAAAGACAATTCGCTTTGGACAAAAAGGTGCTAAGACTGTCACTGAAAGTAATCCTACTGGTAAGAGGGCAAAAAAGCAAAAATCATTCAAAGCAAGACACGCAAAGAATATCGCTCGTGGACCGATGAGTGCAGCATATTGGGCTAACAAAGTAAAGTGGTGAAAATATGAGTGACCCGTTTGACATCTGTTTTGATGACCTTCGTAAGAAATTATGTCCCGAAGGTAAAGCAGCAGCCAAGCGTAAATTCAAAGTTTATCCGTCAGCCTATGCTAACGGTTGGGCTGTTCAATACTGTAAGGGTAAGTTTCGAGGGAAAAAGGGGAAGAAGAAATGAAACTAAAGCGTGACTCTTGTTGTTGTGGAGGTACAAAGAAAACTCCTTGTGTCTGTATGCTCAAAGGGGTCATGCAATGTTCAGCGAAAGCACCTAAGTGCCCATGTTATGCACTTATTGACAAGCAAAAAACTCGGAAGGTGAAGGTTAAATGAGTGACCGATGTACTTGTCATGATGTTCTTATTGTCAAAAACCTAAATCGTTGGTTTAAGGAAAAGTGGGTTGATGTATCTCGTAAAGACCCGAAAACTGGAAAACATCCACCGTGTGGTAGGTCGAAAGCCAAGACTTCCAGCAAAGGCTACCCTAAGTGTCGCCCATCTGTTAAGGTAAGCGATAAGACTCCGAAAACCAGTGGTTCAATGAGTGAAGGTCAAAAGCGTGCTGCTACAAAACGCAAGCGAGCCAAGAAGCAGGGTGTTGGTGGTAAACCTACTATTGTAAAAGAAGATATGCACAAATTCGGTCGTTTGGAGCAATGCTATACTTGTGGAAATTTGTTTCCCAATTATATGGCATTAAGTCAACATCAACAACAGACGGGGCATTGAGTGTTAAATAGAGGTATCTTGTGAGGTAGAATTATGTGGGGGTCTGCACTTATCGAAGATGACCTTGTCATTAAGGCTGATTACCCCTATCAAGAAGAGGCTGTAGAAGCCATTCGTAAGACCTATCGCTTCGCTCCAAATGGTGATGGTTGGTTTGAATCTAAAATGAACTGTACTGCTGATGAATTAGTAAAAAGACTTCGTAAGGCTCGTAGGCACAATAAAGACGATTCAAGTGATATAGATTATTTTATTGGGGATATTAGAACTATCAAAGCCCTTGAGACTGAGTTGACAATTCGTAATTTGTCTTGGTCTGATGGAATGGAGCACTGCATTAAGGGATTAGGTTTGTCTGACCGCTCTCTCAAACACCTTCGACAATTCGGTGAGGCTCGTGCTATATCATTACAAAAAGCCTGTCAATTATGGGATAAGGCAGAAGTGACACTCAAAATGCTTGATGAACATGAAGATGTTTGGGGTGAAGAAGAGCAACAAGCATGGGCTTCTGCTATGCGTGACCGAAGTGATGCTCGTAAAATGTGGCGTACTGCTTTGTTTCAATCTGACAAATTAACTAAACATGAGCAGGCATACTTAGAGTTCTCATCTCAGCAACTTTTGAATAACGGACCCATGCATGTATCTGATTTACAAAGCAACATAAACGATGCAGGCATAATGCAAAAATCATTTACATCTCGAAAGTATTCCACTTTACTTAATCTATATGGTGAGGAATATGACATTATGAAGGGCAGTGAAAGAGGCACATATGTTCGTGTTTCTAATGAAGGTTTAGTTTTGAAAGATGTATGGTCCTACGGTGCTGGCTTCCTCGATGCTGACGGCTACATTACAATTACAGAAAGAGGTGAACCTCGTGCTGGTATGATTGCTACTGGGGAAAGAGGGAGAGTACATTGTGAGGACCTCTACAAAACAATGGAGTGTGGAGTCTTATCTCTCGATAATAAGGTTCACAAAAATTCAACTCGCAGTCAACATCGCCTACAATTTTATTCTAAGGCAGACCTTCGTAAATTCCTAAATGGTGTTTTACCACATCTTAAAATGAAAGGACTACAAGCGAAGGCTGTATTGTCCTTTATTGAAGAAAAGGACCCTGTGCGAAAAGAAGAGTTAAAGCGGTTAGTTCGTTTCAAAAATTGGGAAGATGATGCCAAGAAATCTTCCGAACTTCTTAACTCATGGGGCGTTGACGCAGATACCATCGGAAAGTATGCGGAGGGTCTATGATGGCAGAAGAACAACAAGGTCCAGTCAGTAGATTTCTATCAGCGTTAGCAAGTCCTTTCCGTCGCAGGACCACACCTGAACCACAAATGCCGTTATACACAACTGGTATTCAAGAGCCTGTTCTCGCACAAGGGATTACCCTACCGGCACTTTACGCTGTAAGTCAAGAAAATCTAATTCTTCGCACAGTTCAATCTAAACTTCGCCAAGAAATTTTTCGTCGTGGTTATCATTGGGAGAAAAAATTCCGTAAAAAGTGTACTGAATGTGATGAGGAATTTCATCATGATGTTGAATCATGTAAAACATGCGGTGGTGCTGTGCGTGACCCTGACCCTGAGCAAGTTATCTATCCTAAATGGCTACTCAATGAAGAAAACGCCATGGAGCAAACATTCATGCAAGTGCTTGGTGAAATAGAAAATGACCTCAATATCATTGATGATGCTTTTCTTATTCTTATCAAAGAATACTATGTCGACCCTGAAAGTGGGGAGATTGCATTCTATCGTGTGAAAAACATTATTCGTGGTGACCCTATTTTCATGAGAATTATCGCTGACAAGCGTGGTGTTCGTGGTGGTCGCTACAAAATCTGTCGCATTCATCGTGACCAAGTGGCATATCCGGGTCAAGAGCCAAAGTGTCAAACATGTGGTTCTCGTCTTGTTGATGCTCATTATGTCAATATGGCTGGTAGCGGTAAGAATCAATACTTCACAAAAGGTGAAGTTATTCATATCAGTAAATACAATCCATCGAAACTGTACGGTCGAAGTCCTGTTAATACAATGTGGAGACAAGCAATGAGTCTTACTGCTATGGACAATTACATTTACACTGCTTATCAAAAGCGTAGGACTCCAAAAGGTATCATTTCAGTGACAACAGATAATCTTGAATCAATGAAGTCGTTTTGGAAATCTGTCGATGAAAAAATGGAGCGTGACCCTCACTATGTGCCTAAAGTTGGAATTGAATCTTCATCGGGTCGAGGTGGAGTTAACTGGGTCAAATTTATGGACACTCTTGAAGAGATGCAATACATTGCTGTTCGTGACGAGATACGAAATAGAATCGCAGCATTCTATGGTGTCTCCAGTATCTTTATGATTGACAATGGTAAATCCGGTGGTTTGAATAACGAAGGTCTACAAATTCTCGTCACTAACCGTGCTGTTGAGTTTGGTCAAAAAGTTTACACAGACAATTTATTCCCTCGAATGTTAAAAGAAATGGATGTCACTGATTGGAAATTGACTCTTTATCCAAATGAGGAAGAAGATGAAATTACTCGACTACGCCGTGATGAAATGGAAGTCAACCTTGCTCAGCGTATGCAAATGCTCGGCTATCAGCCTGAACTGTTAGAAGAAGGTGACCGAGACATCCGATTTGTATATCGCAAGCAACCCGGAGGTAGTGAAGCGGTTGCTCCCCAACAGATGCCCGGTCAAGCAGCGATGATGCCTCCGGTTTCTCAACCTATCGGTGGTCAAGGAGCAATGCCTCCAATGATGCCACCTTCACAACCCGGCGGAGAAGGTATGGGGATTAGAACTCCAAGGTCACCAGCACGACCACAACAACGCTCATCAGCAGGAGCAGGTGCTCCTCTATCAAGCGTTCAGCAGCGTGGTATGGAACCAAGTATTCAGCAACAAAACAGTAGAGCATTATTAGATGCTCGATTACCGAGAGGGCAGTAATATCTTTTAAGGCGACATTACTACGACTAACCGAGGCGAGCATATGGATTTATTGAAAATGCACCCAATGGCAAGAAAAATGGCAGTTCACAGTGAGGCTTTCGCTAAAGCCTTAGAGGATGGAAATGCGAATGAGGCTCAAAGTCACATCAATGAAGTTATCAAGTTCGCAGGGTACTTGTCTGAGGACATTCACACTGCTATTGTAAAGAGTCAAAGAGAGGTTATTGATTTTGATTCACCTAATCCTTTGTTGAATAAAATGAACGCCAGTGGTCAAAAATTTGACAGTGCTCAGCGTGATGCAGTTCTTCCCGGCACAGTAATTCCAGCACGAACTCACAGGGGTATGCAAGTTCACCGTGGAACTTTTGGTCGATTTGTCCCTGATTCATGAGGCGATTTTATGAGTGATGAAGTATCTCCAACGGAGCGGTTAATGAATACTCTAATTTCCAAAATGGAAAGTATGGACAGCGACCTTCAATCACTCAAGCATGAAAACGCTTTACTTCGTAAAGCCATTAGGGACCCTACTTCTCTTCTCCGCAAAGCAGGATATGTATCTTCAATGACTCCATTAAGTGAGGATGTCGAAGTAGACGCATTCCGTGCTGCCGACGACGCAATCATCAAAGGACACAGCGATTTTTCTAATACTGAAATTCACCAAATGTCATGGGAAGAAATACACGAAATGGCAGAACAAGCAAAAAGCACCGAGGTGACAGCATGAAACCTATCCCATCAACAAGTAGCCGTGAAGCCCAAGAATTACTAAACAAAGCACAACGCCTTCTCGAAAAGGCTGAACAATTAGAAATGGTTGAACATGAAGGTAAGAAGGTACCTCATTTCGCTGCTGATGGAAAAGGTGATAACGATGCTAAGAAAAAAGCAAACGATACATATCCATTAAGTGCAGGTACACCACGGACTTCAAAGCGTGGTAAAATGCAAGAAATAGCGACTAACAGACCGGGTATGCGTGAAACTGGAGAGTTCCCTTTATCTGACGATGAAACTCAAAAAGCAGCAAAATGTGATTGTGGAAAGGAACCTTGTGAATGTAAATCCTGTCCTAAGTGTGGTGATAAAATGAATAAAATGGGTATGTGTAAAGCAGGATGTATGAAAATGCAAAAATCCTCAGAAATGGGTTCACAGCCTAACTTTATTACTACTTTTAATTCCGAGCCTCAAAACATTATGTTCGCTGCTGAAAGTGGTGGACAAACCCGCAATGCTTACTACAGCACAAATCAACATCTATACACAGGTACGGATGTCACTAACAAAGGTGCTACCTCAGAATCAGTAAACATTGAGAGCCTTTCTCCTCAAATGAATCCTCATGACGGTGATGGAGTTCCTCGACAAGTCCTTGATGGTAATTTAACGAAAGCACAAGAAGCAGTTGCTAAAGCAAAAGATGCAGTTGCTAAAGCAGTTTGCCGACAATGCGGTGGTAATCAATTTACAGGATGTCGATTCGGATTTGGTGATGATTGCCCCGGTCTTGAAGGTACAATGGAAGCCGGTGAACGAATAGACGAGGACCGCTACGACCCATCAGAATACATGCGAACTCGCTACTGATGGTGGTGAGAATGTGCGAGAAGATGCTACAGATTGGTATCTACGAGCACGCTCAGAACTTTTGAAATCAATTCTCGATGAACTTGATTATGAAAATTCTGCTGCTAATTTCATCTTAGCCAGTGAAAATTTGTATCAACACGGATATGAAGTAAGAAAAGGTCCTGATGATTTTATTTGTGACATTGTCGCTAAAGAAGAATTGTCTATCGCTGAAAGGCGTAGAAGAAGAAAAGAGGCACGGGCACAAGAGCGTAGCGGTATGGAAGAGCGTGGTCGTGAAAGAAAAGAGCGACAGTCTTACTATTCCACTGGTCGACTTCCCGATATTATACCAAGTCATCATTGGACTGGAAGATTTGGTGAAGCGAGTGTTCACGACTTTGTATCTCTATTTCCTCAAGCGAATTATTCTGAACACTCTCTTTATCCAAACGACCATCCCTTCCAAGACATACATCACCCTCTCTTACATCAAAATGTAGTTAGTGGTCTACCAGCCTACATTGAGACACTACGAGATTTCTACTTACCCGCTAAACCCGGAGCACGCTCGTTGGCTGAGCAGGTAAAACAGCATGAGTCATTACAAGAGTCTCATCATCAAAAGAAGGGCAACAAATACATTACAGGTCACACAGATACTGATACTAATGAAGTGATTCATCCCTTTGCTGGACCTCTTCATGATTCACATCTTCATGACCTTTATCTCGATAATCTTGAAAATTGGAAACAAGAAAATCCTGAAACAGTCACTGCTTTAACGAAGGAACACGCTACTCCTGAGGAGCAGGATTTTGCTATAGCACAAGCCCATATGGATGACGCTATCCAAGGTTGGATGAATAAGGATGAAGATGACGAGGGACTTCGCACTTCTTTAGGATGGGGAGGCTACAATTTAGGTCTTGAATGGCTTTCACCTAAAAATAGAAACAAAGTAGTTGAACATCTTATGAGTAAAGGTTCACTTTTAGGTGGAGACGAAGTGCAGAAAATTACATTGGACAATGGTAAAAAAATGTCAGTCGGTCGAATTAAAAGAAACATAGCCCATCGTTTCACTCCTGAGTTTTTCCACAAAATGCGAGGTCAAATTCACACATCTCAAAACCAGCGTAAGCATATTGAGGGATTAGATGATATTCGAGATTTAAGCGACCACTCTTATGAAGTGCTTCATACCGCTCTTCATGAAACTCCTCATGAAGAACACGGTACTATGGCACAGGCTATCATAAATGCGTTAAATGAAAAACACAACGAAGAAGGAGGAGAGCCTCTAACTCATCTAAATGGACTTTCAAGATACGCTACTGCTAAAACAATACTTGCAGGTAAAGAGCCACTTGCTGGAATGAAAGAGGCTGAAACTGGAGTAAAACCGGGAATTAATGAGGCAGCATTACATCATTTATTAGGTGTAAAGCGTGACAAAGACGGCGAGTATTCGTTTACTGGTAAAGGTCATTTTAAAGAAAGTGAATCTCCATTATCGCTTGCCGACCTAAAGAAACTTGAGCAAGGTAAGGGTGAGGCATTCGCTGATATTCTATTACATAAAAAGGTTAGAAATGTTGACTCACATTCTTATTCAGGATTTAATGGACCTCGTGACGACGCTATTCCTGAGGATGAAAGTGATTTATGGATGAGAACTCAACATGGTCCTATAGGTAATGGTGCAATATTCCATTTGCCCTACATTCGAGGTGGTGCAGGTCGTGATAGTCTTGCTCATTTAGAAATGCTTCATGATTGGATGCCTAAGGATGAAAACGGTGAAAGTTTAATAGGCAACATCACAAAAGATGGAATGATTATGCCAAATAGGAAAAACATGGGATTGTTTTCAAGGTATGTTCCCGTTATTCGTGGATTCGCTGACTCAAAAGGTGACACGCATTCAGATGCTCAATCTTTATGGGATGCTTCTACAAATCAAAAGTACGGTAGAAAAACTCGTTTTCAAAGTAGAAATACAAAGCAAACTATGTTTACAGGTCACTCTTCATTAGACCCCGGTGTTGCTAACGAATTAGGACATCGTAGTCCTGACGAGCGTTATGATTTGATAGGAAAAAAAGGTTATGACCATCGACTTGAAAGACACCCTACATCTTCTCATAACCCAATTATGGCTGCTGGTGAAGCGGGTGGTGAAACTCGATGGGCTGATAATGCTAAATTAACGCATAATGTGACTACTCGCCTTGGTCGCTTACATCCTCCTCATGACCCTGCTGATTTCATTATGCTCACTCATGATAAAATGAAATTACCTAAATTTGAACAGGCTCGAAGTCACGACCCTAAAAACCCTCAGGTGTTTTCAAATTTCCATGGGTTAACAGGAAAAAGTGTAGAGGAGATGCCAGTTCGTTCAAGTGTTGAATATCAAGAAGATGTTGAATACGCTCAACATCAAGTAGAGCAACTTGAAGATATGATTTCTATGTATGCTGGTGATGAAAAAAATATGCCTGAGGATTTGATGTCACGCTTACAAGATGCTAAAACTAATCTTCGTCATCTTGAAGAGGCAGAAGGAATGAAAGAAAAAAGCGGTAGGGCTTTTAATTATCATCATCAACAATTTGACGAAAAAATGGCAACTGACCTACAGGCTATTCTATCTATGGCTAAGAAATTAAAACCTATAATGGAAAAAGCAGACCCCAGTGCCTTCGATTCTTCGGATAAGTTGAAGTTTCTTTCTAACACCAGTAGATTATTCTATGACGCTAATAGAATGTTAATGCGTGTACCTCATGACGCTCATCAATTGACAACTTACGGACCCGGTCTTGATGAAGAAGAGCGTGAGTCAGCAAGTAGTCTTGCATCAAAAGTGACAGGAGAAACTATCATACCACATCGTAATATGATGTCAAGTGTCATAGAACACGGTGTAGATATTACTCGTGAAATGTCTGTTGAAGATGTAATGAGTGCTCTTGGTTTTGACTTTGATGAAAGTGACCCTCTTTACAAGCAACATTACAATCTTGCTGAAAAACTCCTCAATTCAGCACCACAAACAGGTGGACTTCGTGCTATGACACATGGAAGTTTACTTGGAACTGGAATGCAGTTTCATCCTCGTGGTCAAGACATTTCTTTAGAACATGACAAACACATTAATCATATTGATAAATTTGATGAAGTCTATGACAACGAGCCAATCGTACAACGCTATCGTGAGGCTGAGCGTCAAAAAGCAGCAACTGGGCGAAAAGAAGGTACAGGTAAAAGCACTAAAGGTTTGAATGATTGGGTAAAGACATCTTACACTGGAAAGTTAGGAGTCATACCTCGTTTGTTTAGTCGTGGGTATGAAGAAGAGGCTGCTAAATATGGTTTAACTCATCATTCAATGGGTCCTGTGAAAGACCCAAGAGGAAGTCAACTCAAAGAGGGTGTGAAGTCTCTTATTCATGATGTCATCGCAGTCAACCCATCTGCCATTGACGCAAAGCATTTTGCTGCGAATAAAGTTGATAAAAATACTACTCAAACTGTATTAAATCGTCAAGGTGGTCGTGAGATTCATCCTGCTACCTCTCTTAAAGGAGCAAACATCGGTGACTACTATACCAGTGGAGGAATGGAACATGGGTATCGTATGCAACCTACAGTTGGTGTAGAGTGGGATGGACAAAATTTCATAGGTGGTACAAAGATGCCAAATGAGCAATACCTCCATTCAATTCAACTTCCTTTACTCAATGCTATCCATGGGGAAGATACGGTTGAACAGGTTCTTGCTCAACCCGGTCAATTCCCAAGTGTACCAAATGCAATTCAACCGAACATCGTACAAGGTGGTCGTGCTGAAAGTGACATGCCAGTTGACATTGGTAAATCATTGGTAGCGTTAATGGACCCTGATGTGCTTATCAAAAATGATGGTGAAAAACCACTCCCAGTCTTACCGATGCACCGCATATTTTCTTTGAAAGATTTCGATGCTCTTCGTGGCTTTAGTGGCGAATGGGCTGCATCATTACTTCCTGAGGGTGAGCGATTTATTATTCGGCGTAAAGGAAGTCGTATTAGTGCTTATGATGTAAACGGTGAAGTCGCCCTATCCTCAGAAGATAAATCACAACTAAAAGCACTGAGCGATAAAAATTGGATGTTGGATGGAGTGCGAAGCGGTAAGGAAATTCATATTGTAGATATTCTTGAGTACGATGATTCTAATATAGCAGACATGAATGTTCGTGAGCGTTTGAAAGTTCTTCGTGGTCAATTCGACAGTCATGAACATATCATTATACCCGGACCTCACAATCTTCGCTTAACTGACGACGAAGGACTCCCTGCTATCATAGAAAGTTTACGAGAATCCGGTAATCGTATTTTACTCCGTGACGCTACTTCGACTTACATGCGTGGTGAAAGAAGGCACCCTAAGTGGTTCTTACTTCGCCCTGATAAGAAAGTCAGTCTAATTATTCTCGACATTCGTGGTAAGGGTCCTTTCACTTATCGCCTCGGTGCAGGTCCTCTCGATGCAGAAGGACTTGGTAATCGTGGAGTTGAATACGAAGGTGAATCTTATCTCGATGTAGGTACAGTGACAAGTCCTAAGCCGTTTAGTGAAGGCGACATAGTTAATGTATCTGTATCAGGTGTTAAATCTAAAAAGCGTGGTGAAAAGACAATTTATGATGTTGCTACATCTAAAGTAATTGGTGAAAGCGATGATGCACCTGCATCTTTAGAAACACTTTCCTTGTTAACGAAGTCTCATCCAGTTCTCCCTGTTCACTTCTCAGTTGATATTGATGATGATAAACTTGTACTTACTTTCCCTGAGGTTGATACTGTGATTTACAAAATGGACAGTAATTTCCATGGTACTTGGGCACACTCTCCTCGTTCCAGTCTTGGTGAACTTCAAGGTAGTGACTATCCAGTATTGTTGGCTGAAAGTGTAAAGCCATTATGGAATACGGCTGCCTCACTAATGTTAAAGGGAATAAAGCCTGAAAAAATGGAAGAATCCCGTAGTATGTCCGACCCTAAACATAGAAAAGAGTCAGAAGATGAGTCGGCAGGTATCATTGATGCTGATGATGAAGCCAATGTTCTCAAACCAAAAAACATAGAGGACATGGCTAAAACCATTATGAGAATCGCTAATCTTGTTGACCGTGTTGAAAAAGAAAAAATGACAGGTGGTGCTGGTGTTCGTGGCTTAGGAATAGATGTAGGGTCACAAATAGAATCACCTCGTGGACCTACTTCACTTACATCTGAGCAATCATTACCTGATTGGGATATGATTGACAGACCAACCGAGGACCCGGAGGAAGAATACCCGGTTGCTCGTAGCAAAAGATTGAATCGAAAAAATGAGGAGCAGTCATCTGCTTATGAAGCAGAATCGGAAAAAGATTGATTCCGCTTTATTTATGTAGGAGAACAAGACAAGGACTGGTTAGTGTGTTGCTCCGAACTCGACAAGATAACCTCTCGCTCCTCAAAGGGAGCAATGACCTTGTGGTCGCAGGTTATGCCAGTGTTGAGTTGGTCGACAAACAGGGGGATTTGATAACTCGTTCAGCCTTGAAAGACGCTTTCAAGAAGTACATGGCTGACCCGAAGTATAGAAATGTGCAACTCGCTCATTCTAACATTCAGGTAGGAGAAGTCATTCCACAATATACAGACAGTGAAGGGAGGTTATGGAAGAGCGAAGTTGATGACGCTGGAATGTTCGTCGTAGTTCAACTTAGAAATGACATCGAAAAGGCACGAGAAGTGGCAGCCGAAGTCAGGAAGGGGAACTTAACGGGATTCAGCATTGGAGGTCAAGCATTCAAAAGAGTACGAAAGCACGACAACTCCCATGGTAATTATCAAGAAATCAGCAAACTCGAATTACACGAAATCACTATCTGTGAAAAAGGAATAAACCCTGAGGCAACATTCAAAATCCTAAAAGAAGACAAAAACAAGGAGATGAAAAAAATGAGCGATGATGTAATGGAACAAATGAACAGCGTACTTGAGAGGCTCGAAGGTAGACTCGATTCTATGGAAAAGGGAGAAATACCTGAGCAACTCAAGAACACTAAGAAAGACGACAAAAAAGATGAAGAAAAGGATATGCCTGAAAAAGCATACAAAGCAGACGATGAAAAGAAAGATGAAGAAAAGGATGACTCTAAGAAATCCGAGTATTCTGATGTCATTTCTGCTGAGTATCTTGACTGGATGGAAAACACCTTGAAGTCTGCTGGCGTTGACACCGATGGTGCCCGTGCCCACTTCGATGGAATTTCCAAAGCAAACCTCGGTTCTACACCTGAGGAACTTTCAGACTACGATACCCGCTTCGCTGGTCAAGTAAAGGGTCGAGCACAAGAAGGTGGCTCACCATCTACTAACGCACTAAGCCGTGCTGGACTAAGCCGAGGAGGAGAAGTTAGCAAATCCGATTTCGTCACATCAGTAGACCCTACTCAATACGAGAGTGCTTACGAAGTTTTCAAGGCTGCAAAGCAAGAAGAAGAACTAAGGAAAGCAATGGAGTCAAACTTTGAAGCACGATACGCACAAGAATCCGCAGAAGCAGTCGCAAAGGCTGAGGCACAAGCATTCGATGCAAGAAAACCTCTTGATGAAATCATGAAATCTATCAACGCTCTATCCGAGCGAATCGACAACATTGGAACTGTAGGTGAATCTACAACCATAGCAAAATCCGTTTCCCCTGCAATTGAGGTACCAACAACACAGGACCTCGCAAATATGTCATGGGAAGAAGTTCACCAACTCGCTGGAGGTTTATTCCGAGAAGAGTGATACTCAAAAATAAGTAATGAAAAAAAGGAGATGAAAAATATGGCAAGAAATTATGTAAGAACAGTCACAGATATGGAGAGGTACTACTACGGTGCTGGCAACTCAATGGGTTATTCATATACTGGTAGCGAACTATTGAAAGCAGACTCACCAATGCTAAGCACCACTGCTGGTACATACCAAGCAATTTACGGTCGCAAAGTTTGGTCACAGTTGAACCAAGAATTTAACGCATTCTCAATTCTACCAAAGAAACCATGGGAAAGAAGCGGTTGGAGAGTCATTACTGACAAACCAAACGGCGGAGTCCTAACTGGCGGAATTGCAGAAAACGGTACACTACCTGAAACAATCAAGCCAACCTTCCAACACATTGCAGCAAAGCCAAAGACAATCGCTCACTCATTCGATGTTAGCGAAGTTGCTGTTTTCCTTGCTGACAAGGATGACGGTATGGGCGACATGCGTTCAGTTCTCAAAGAAGAAATGGGTAAGCACCACGCTGAAATGGTAAACAAAATGCTTTTGACTGACTCAGACACTGTAGCAGGAAACAACTTCGAGTCATTGGACAGAATCACCGGAAACGACGGTGGAGCATCCGGTGGTACTACATCAATGGAAACTGGTTCAGCAGCAGCAGACCACTGTGGAGCAAACGACCTTGACATCTACAGCATCGACCGAAGTGCAAACTCTTGGTCCAACGCTGTTGTTAACTGTGGTTCAGACCAAGATTCAGCAAACAGGAGAACTATGTCTCTTGACCAATTGGATGATGTATTCCAAAGAATGTGGGAACTTGGTGGTAATCCTAAGGTTATCCTAACTGGATATGACACTCTAATGAGACTACAACAACTTCTACAAGCACAACAAAGATTCATGGAAGAAAAGAGAGTCACACCTACCTACAACGGTGTTAAGGGTGTTCCGGGTATTGAAGCAGGATTCATTGTAGCAACCTACAACGGAGTCCCAATCATTCCTTCCAAAGATGTCGAAAAAGACGGTATCAGCAGAATGTACTTCCTTGATACAGATTATCTTTACTTCTCAACTGCAATTCCTACTCAATACTTCGAGTCAGGCATTGAAACAGGTGACCCATTCGCAATCAACAGATTGGGACAAGAGGGTCTATACCGAACAATGGGTGAAGTTTGGACAACATTCTTCCGTGCTCAAGGTAGCATCCGTGATTTGCAGTGAGGACAATAATAAAAAAAATAGGAGATGAAAAAATATGGCAGCAGAATTAACAGCAACAGCAGCAGGTGGCACTTTAACAGCAACAGTCACCGGAGCATGGGAACTTAGAGCAGGGTCGCAAGACACCACTGAGTGGCAAGATGGGGCAGCAGATGTATCATATCCGGGCGGTGGTCCGGGTACATTCAACGCTTCTAACAGCGATGGAGCAAATGGATATGACGCAGCACCAAAGATGGCTATAGTGACATTGGCGAATATCGCTGACAGTAATACAGTCACTCTCGCTGGCGGTATCAGTGCAATTACTGGAGCATTTTTGACTTCATTTACTGCAAACAATGCTCAAACCGCAGGACTTTCATTCAGTGGTAAAGTTATCACTTTAGAAGCAACAGGTGCAGTCACCAGTGGTCAACTTTTAGTATTTTACTCGTGAGGTGCTTTAAGTGCCTACAGTGACATACATTGGGCGTTCACATGTTCGTCGTGCGACAGACCCAACCATGCGTGACTGGGAACAAAACCGACCTGTAGAAGTAACTTCTGCATGGTTGGACTATTTCGCACCACGCCTCGATGCTGAAAATTTCAGAATTGAAGGTTGGACTAAAGCCGAGGCAGATGAGCGTACTATCGACCATGGTGAAGATGGCATCCCTGATTCGGGTTGGAGTAAAAAAGACATTCAAAAGTGGCTGGCTTCTTACAATCTAAAACCATCGGGTTATGCAACTAAAACACAATTACTCGAAATCGTCGCAACTGTTATGAGTCCTGACGGAGTCGCAGAAACAGAAGAGATGGTAGCAGACAATCTTGAAGAATTAGAAGAAGGAGATGAATAATTATGGCAAATACAATAGATAACAGACCGACATATTTCGGAGACAGAATGATAATCACAGGCACATACACATCGGGTGCAGGTCCTGAAGAAATTGACTTAAGTTCGCTTTTGTCAAGCATAGACTTTGCAGCAGTGACACCTACTGCTACAAGTTCAGTGGCTCTACCCGAAGCAGGTGCCAGTGCAAGCCTTGTCACAATAGAGGCGAGTGATGTAGCAACCGTTAGTGGTACTACTTTAACAATCACAGCAGCAGAAGCAGGTCCTTCGGTAGTCGGCGGAACATGGTTTGTAATAGGTCGTCGCTCTTGAGGTGATGACTAATGGCTACGACCACTGTGGTAGTTGGACCGTATTCACCGAAAGATTTCAGTGACACTTCTACGCTGTCATCGACTATGACGGCTGATGTTGCTGCTGCTGAGGGTGCGAATACTATTATTGCTGTTGACCCAGTCATGATTCTTGGAAATGTATTTCTTATCGTGTCTACTACATGAGCGTGAGGGAAATGTATGGGCTTCGATATATCAAAGATTGACTTCGATGACATAAGTCGATTTCAAAAACAAGGCATTCGCTCAGATGTATCACTTGACAAATCAGCATTCGTTGACCCTGAAAATCCTTTGAAGGGCATAGTTAGACAACAGCGTAATCGTAATAGCGAAGCAGCAGATGTCATGAACATAGGTTCAGGCACTCGCTGTAAACACTGCGGGATGCTTCACTTCCTGTGGCGTGAACTTTGTGGCTCATGTCAACGACCAATGGAATACAATCTTGTAAAACGCAGTGAGGAGGCGAGAGAGTAATGCCAGTTGTTTTCAGTCCCGGCGAAGGTGAAACACGACCTCTTGACCCAACGGCTACAGTATATACTACCCCTCAGAAAGTTGCTGATTATCTCGGTATAGGTCCTCAAGAGCCAGTCACAGTGGCATCTGATTCTGACAGTGACGGAGTCTACATTACAGGTGAAGATTACCGTAGATGTGGAACAGAAGTTGGAGATACTATCCTCATCTATAGTGACGCTAATCCGCTTGGTATCGAGCGTGAGATTACCGCTATCACTAATGGGGGTGCTAATGGGGTAAAATTAGAATTTACTGATACTATAACTGCTGCTGACTTCCAAGTAGCCGACAATGCAGAAGTTCAGAATTTGTCCTCTTTCACTAACGCTAAAGTTGGAAGGCAAAGAGGAGTCACGAAGGCAATCGTGCAGGCTCGTATTCGTGAAGTTCAAGATAAGATTGACAACATCACTCACAACGCTTGGCGACCTTATCTTGTGACTGCTGAGTACATCAATTTTGATACATATAAGCCATACAGAAGGCGATATTATACTGATTATGTGGGTACTACCCCCTTATTGTTTAGGAATGTTCAGCAAATTTTACGCCTTGAATTATGGCAAGGTGATGATTATCGTGAGATTGGTGCTGCTGAGGCTCGCATCAAGATTCCAGCCGATGTTCGTTCCATCGACGGCTATATTGCCTTTTCTCCCGGCAATGGTAGTGTCGCCCTCTTGAAGAACGGCACAGGGACAGGTGAGTGGCGTGCTGACTTCGACGCTACAACCACTGCTCAGAACCTTGCCGACCTCATCAACAAAGAAGACCGTGTCAGCAAAGCAGCAGTAGAATTTTCACCATCGTTTACTCTTGAAGGTTCTACTTCTAATGTTGCTGTCAACAATGAGTTCTTTGCTACTGCTAACTCCGACCTTGGTAGCGGGGTAGTAAAGGTCACCAGTATGCGACCAGTAAAGGGCGGAGAATCTTGTAGCATCGTGTCTTCTGATAGTTCAGTCACCATTGAGCAAACTACACGAGTCAACGGTGCCATGACTGGTAAGGTCATTGTCACTGGTAAATACGGTATCACTTTCTCGGCAACTGATGATTTCACGGCTGCTGGTGTCTTGGTCGATGAAAACAATGAAATCTACCGCTACAGCAGCAAGACATCTACAGCCTTGCTTGATATTGAGCGATGGTCAGGTAGTGCTTGGGAAATTGCCACTGCTGGTGGATGGTATAGTAGTCTCAGCACGGAAGAGTTCACTCAGCACAAGTTGAGCGTCGACCTACAGGGCGGTAGTTCCAGTGGTGATAACGCTCGTCTCAAAGATTGGTGGATGGACTTTGAACAGGGCATCATTTACTTCAACAACTCATATCCATTCTTTGAATGGAATGCTGTCAAGGTGTCTTACATTTACGGGGAGCGTTATCTCGAAAAAGCGATAGAAGAAGTTGCTACAAAGATGGTGGTTATCGACCTTTTGATGTCAGATGACCGTACTGTCCTACTACCTGAGGGTACAAGTAATATAGACATAACTGCGAAAGTACAACTACTACAGGCTGAAATTGATAAAATCTTACCTCGCTATCAAGAGATTGTTTTGTTTGAGTGATGAAGAATGGGTAAGGCTGAGGTTGACGAATTTCTTGTCGTACATCTCACTCAAGAAATGCTTGAGCCTAAGCGTCAAGAAGAGTTGCGTCAAATTGTTATGAATACACCTGAATCATACCGTCGAGTTGTAGAGCAACAGGAACTTGGTATGGATGGTATCGTGCGAAACGAAAGCGGTGAATATGAGGCACGAGGTAGACCTGCCGACCAAAGCACTCTTAAGGCAGCATTGGATAGGGTAGATAAGCGAATGTTAACTGAATCGCCAGCACTTGTGACTTACAAATTGAAATTCACTGGTGGTAATTTAGTGCCTGACATTGATGCTTACAAGAAGGAGGCTGAATGATGGTAGCAACATGGAATGAGTCATTGGACTCAGTCATTAACACTCTTAATGACTGGAATCGTGGCAACACTTCAAACATCAAACCCATCATCGCTGACATCGCTACTTTGACACCTGAGCGTGGAAAAAGAATTGATATGAAAAAATCCGATTACATCATGTGTTATGAGACGGCTCACAATGAAGAAGCCCCTGAAATCCTCTATGATTTCGTCACAACTCGTGTAAATATCACAGTAGATATGAGAACTACCAAGTCTCGAAAACATCTTCAAGACATGGAAAATGAGGTGCGTCGCCTCATTCACATTAAAAGAAAAGGTGATGGAGTTAACTTTGACCGTATGGTTTTCAAGACTCGAACTGACCTTTCAGATAGAACGAAAAATTTATTCCGCATGACCTTCCAAATCGAAGTTGTTATCTTTGCGGAGTTAGTGCCATAGGGTGAGCCGGATGCCGTCGACAGTGTATAAAGGAGATTTGACCGAAATTTCTTTCGGTCATGAAACAGGATTAGAATTGAAACATAACTATGCTGGAAGTTTTTCTTTCACTCATCAGTCTACTGATGCATCGGCAGACACAAGCACTATTCGTCTTAGCGGTGGGGCTGCTGACACACCAGTTGAATCAGGTGTATTGAAATTACCTCGTGGGATGCTTGTCGGTGCCAAATTGAGTATCATAGGAGGTAGTAATTTCCCTGAGGATGACGCTCATTCCACTGGTAGACTTTACACTGTAGTAGATACTCATCCCGGTGCTACAGAAACTGATTTCGTTGTGACTCCTGCTTTAAAGAATCCTGATGTCTCTCCTGCTGCTGGTGCAACCAGTAGTACAGACGATGCTCTTCATTTTCATGCTTTCACTCTTCCTTCTGTTGATGTTAGCATGGGTTATAATGACACAGCAACTGACTCAAGTGAGTCAGTGCTTACTGACCAATTTCTTGGATTGGCTGCTACTGTGACGCTTCCTGAAACAAAAGTGGATTTGAAGCGTTATCATGTTGTAGGGCTTGGTCGTGATGTAGCCGTTCAAGTACCCGGTCGCTTCCTTAACGAAGGTGGGTCTTTTGAAGTTAACATGCATAACCCACGATGGTTGTACTACTGTCTTGGCATGGAGGCTGTTGATGTAGGTACAACCTATGATTCGTTATGTGTCAGCAACGATTACGCTCTTAACGGTGCTACAAAAGTTGGTGCGACATCTATTATTTTTGACGGTACAGGTACTCCTACTTTTAGCACTGGCTCTTCTACTGTAGGGGCAGGTGATTATGTTATTATCAAAGATGAAACTCGTGCTGATGTCATCACTTACAACGAGGCTGATAGTGCTGATGGCACTGAATTTGGTGCTGTGGCGAATCCTGAAACTACTTATTTTGATAAAACAGAAACAAGTGAAATTCGCAGAATTGTAGCCATTACTGCAAGTACAATTTTCCTCGATGACGGTTTGTGTTTTCCACACGCTGATAATACAGTCATTCGTTTTGCTCGATTTTCAGCCGACAATGCAATCGGTAGCCCGAATCGTGAGTCGACAGGTAATATTCAGAATCCCGTTAAGCGTCTTTTGTATTCTCGCAGTTCAATACCTTCCTTTGCTATGGAAGTCAGCATTCGACGCAGGGATAGCGACGGAGTCGATGACGATGTTGTAGACGGTGGAATATCTGACACTAAACAACTAACCCGTGTATTCCGTGGTTGTAAAGTCAAAGACTTTTCACTCACTGCTGATACTGATGCTGCGTTAAGAATGACAGTTAACTTCGATTCTGCTCTTTGTTATACAGACACTGGTCGCCTTGAGACTGCACCGGGTGACCGATACAACACTCACCGTATGTTTGAGGACACTGCTAACACCGATGCTAAGCGTAAAGAAAGCGGTATAGCAAAAGGTACACAAAAACCATACATGTTCTACAATGGTACAATTGACCTCGCTGGAACTCGTATCGGTCAAGTCGTCTCTTTCACTCTAAACGGTAGCACTGGAGTTCAGCAATTCTACACTATCAACGGCTCTCCAATAGCCGATAGTGAGACTGACCAAGTGCCTTTCGCTGGTAGTAGGAACGCCTCTCTTGCCATAGAAGGTAAAACTGAATACACTTTAGACATGGAAATTATTGTGGATGACCCAATCTTCTATCACAACATGCGTCGTGCTGTTGATTTCTCAGCAAGTTCTGATAACATGATACGCCTTTCATTCACAAAGGCTGGAAGCGGTGCTACTCGTGAGCGAATTGATATTTTACTTGACGACTATGTTATTACTGAGGCTCCATTGCCTATACCTGAAGACAAAGGACCAATCCGTGCTCCTCTAAAGGTGTCGCCAAAAGCCATCCGTGTTATATCGACAGATACTCTATTCCATTGTTGAGGTGAAAAAACATGCCAACTACTTCTCAAGCCGTTTACAAATTCCGACGCTCTACTCCTGAACAGTACGCTGAATGGTATGGTGCTGAAATCGGATTGACTGCTGAACAATCAAAAGCAGGTGCTGTTTACCGTTCACGAGGTTTGATTGAAGAAACGCTAAACGCACTACTTGCTCCTGTAGAAGAAGTGGTAGAAGAAGTGGTAGAAGAAGTCGCTGAGCCTCTTGTCGAAGAGCCTGCTACTGTAGAAGAAATTCCAAACAGCGAAGATTTCCCTGCATCTTTATCGTATGATGCTATGACTCTTGCTGAATTGAAAGAAGAATGCCGTGTCCGAGAACTCCCCGTCTCCGGCACAAAAGCAGAACTCGCTTTACGCTTGAAGCGAAATGATGAGGGAATATCCGAGTCCACGCCAGTGTCCGAAGCCCCCGTAGAAACGGCTGCTGAGGAAGAGGTGGATGCCCCCACAGATGATGTGGCTGCAACCGAGGTGGAGATAGATGCCAAGAATACCAATGAAGAACCAATTACTGAGACAGACGAATGAACAGAAACACGAAATCCCCGTAGACCCCGGCGACCCCGAAGTCGTCTTAGAAGTGTGGGTTAGGGATATTTCCTTTTTCGACATTCAAAGGGCTGCTCAAGAAATGTTGGACATAAAAGACGGCGTAATGTCTCTTGACCTCGAATCATACTGGAAGCACGCTTTCTCACACTGGATAGTAAGAACTAATCCTGAACTTACAGTCAATGAACTGCTCAATCTCAAAGGTGAGATTGGTCAGCGAATTGCTGCTGTTTTACCAAGTCCTGAAAAAGTTGGACAAATGCTACAAGGAGATTTTACGAAAGGCGACGCTTAGAGACTGAGGAGTTCCTCAGTCGTAAGACCGTCGCCAGCAAGAAAGACATAGCAATGCAAATAGAATTATGGGGGTATATCGTGGCTAAACATTTCAATATATCACTCAAAGAAGTTCATGAAATGTCTCCTGAAACTTTTCAACAATCTCTCGTATGGACCCTTGTTGGCAGGAGTCAAGAGGAAAAACAAATGAAGCGTCGTCAACAAGAGGCAAAGAGCGGAGGGCGGGAGACTGTCTCTCTTGATTATGACTGGTTAGAAATGGAGGACTTTTGATGGTAGCATTAGCAGGTTTAACGGTCGCTCTAAGTGGATTAACTGCTTCTGCGGGTGGATTGACTGGACTGTTTAGTTCATTGGGTGGAATTATCGGTGGTGTAGGCTCCGCTATTCTGAGTTTCATCGGACCTGCTATTGACTGGCTAAGAGAGCAATTTGCCTCGTTTAAGGCATGGTGGAATGAAAATATCATGCCGATTTGGGATGCTTTTTACGCAGTCGCTGAGCCTTTAATTACATTGATAGCGACCTTTTTATCAGCCACAATAGGAACGGCATTTGACATTATTTTAGTCGCATGGGAGATATTAGTAGCAGCGTTAGAGGTCGCTTGGAACCTTACAATTCAGCCTCTCATTGACATATTTGTTGGCTTGTTCATGGCAGGTATGGCATTAGCACGAGGAGATTGGGAAGGTGTTATGGATGCTATGGCTGGAATATGGGATGCTGTAATTATGCCAGTAATTCAACCGTTTATCGACTTGTTCAAAGTTGGTATGGCTTTAGCAAAAGGAGACTGGGATGCGGTCATGAGTGGCATGAAAGATGTGTGGAATAACAGTCTTGGTATTCTTATCAATCCTCTTGTCGAGGCTATCTTTGGAGGTTTAGGAAGTATAAGCGATAGATGGAGTAGTGTTATCACTGCTATGGCTAACGCTTGGGATGCTTATGTCGTGACACCTATTATGTTCATTTTTGGTCCATTGATTGAAGCAATTGTATCTATTTACGAAAATTGGGATTTGATTACGACATCTATGTCACAATCATGGGCAGATACCATAGGACCTTTATGGGAAGCAACTAAATTGGCTGGTAAAATAATCTTTTCTCCTTTCATAGATGCATGGGATTTACTTGTAGACGGTATGAGTTGGGCGTATGATAACATTATTGAGCCGATATTTGACGGTATATTATGGCTTTGCGGAGCGATATGGGATTTACTCGAACCTATTATAGACGGCTTCGCTGATATATTATCAGCAGGCGGTGACCTTCTTGGTAGTGCTATTGGTGGTGCAGGTGACTTACTTGGATTTTCTGAAGGTGGGGTAGCCAGTGGACCAAACAGTGGTTATCCTGTTATGCTACATGGAACTGAGGCTGTTGTGCCGTTATCAGGAGGTCGCTCTATTCCTGTTGAAATGAAAGGTGGTGGCGGTGGCGGTGGAAATACATTTAACATCAGCATCAATCCAAGTGGTATAACTGACCGCACGGACAAGCGTGAACTGGCTCGCTCAATGGGTAATATGATTCAGCAAGAAGTCTCTCGTGCTCTCGGTGGTACGACAATGCGAGGGAGGATGTGAGTATGTCTGACGGCTATGGTACTCCTATTCGCCTTCTTTTTGACGACCCTAAGGCTATGCGTAGTGCTGGTTATGAAGGTGGAATGGAACTCAATGCTCTTTCTATTGCATTAAGTGTGGAGCGAAAAGTTGGTGGTATGTCTATGCCGTTTACTGGTGGTAAAAGATTTGGTATAGACTTAAACAGGTCGAACTCGACTATTATTATCGAAGGTATATTTGTCGATGACGACTTATCGAGAAGGACTCCTACGGCTTCTGCTGCAATTGCTCAAATTGATTTTGGAATTGAAAATAAAAACGCTCAAGCATTTGGCTCCGGTCAAGTTATTACTTCATCTGACTATGTAAAGTTAGCAGGCGGGTCGTATTCGCTTACTCTTTATTCAAAAAGTGGAACAGGGTATAACATTTATTTCTACGCCAATGCAGGTTCTGTCGGTCATATTAGCGGTGGAAATATTCGAGTCAAAGATACTGCTACTTCAACTTTCATTACAGGACCTCAATTGGCTACTGCTGTCGCTGCTGCAATAGCGACATTTGGGGAATTTACTACATCTCTTACCACTTCTGAAATTGTACCATCTGCTGGTAATACTTTACTCACAATTACTCAATCGACCAGTGGACCAATGTCTCGCTCATCAAGTGTGTCTTTTAGTAATAGTAGTGATTTCTTCCCTTATCATACTCAATTCACAGGTGGCTCAGATGCGTCGAGCATTGTGAAGTCAGCCGGTGATAAAGTTCAAGATTTGTACGGTATTTTACACAACACACAAAGATTAGGTAGTGCCATAGTTGGAGGTACTTTACTCGGTGTAGGTGCAGTTGCTGCTACTGTAGCCACTGGTGGTGGTGCTGCTGTTGCTTTTGCTGGTGCTGCTGCTGGTGTTGGTGTTGGTATTGCTGATTATTTTAAAGTTGAAGGAGATTACCCGATAGGTATTCAAATTCCATACAATTCAATGATACAAGCACCTGATGGTAAAAAATACACCGCTCGTAATTTTTTAATTCGTACTGGCTTTCAAACAGTTGACTCAAAAATGTCGCAAGGAAATGACAATTCAACATCTGTCGAATTTAGCACCGATGACAATGCAACTGGCATCCAAGGGGCAATTCAAAAATTCGATGTGTCATATAGTGCTGGTGAGCAACTTTACACATATCAAATGGTCTTTGCACCAATCGACGCACTTGCATGAGGTGAAAAAATGCCGGTCATGCTTCAATCAAATCACGCTCTTTTCTTTGATGGCGTGAGTGATGGGGTCATTATACCACAAGGTGTATTTAGTAAATTAGGTCGTGATACTGCTGATGGTGACCGTAGTGCTTCTGATATAATTAGCGACTCATCTCAAGGTGCTCGTGTAGGGAGTGTAATTAGTGATGCTCTCGGTGGAGACATAGCAATAGAAGCATGGGTGACTCCTGACTGCGGTGGTGTCATTCTTTCAAAAGAAAAACAATTTCAATTGAGTATAGGTAATGTAGATACGCCCGGACCTGCTAAGTTTGAAGTCAATGTCATTAGTGAAGGTGGCTTACGAAAAATAATACTCACTACTGCTACAGAAGTAAGCACAGGGTACGATGGAACAGTTTATCCAAGTACAACATTTGGCTCTTTTGATGATTCATACAATCGTTTTGATTCCGCTAAAGATGATGCTACAAATTTGAACATTAATCAACGCCCTCTTATTCATGTTGTCGCTAAGGTAGGTGGCTCAACTGCTTCTCTTTTTATTAATGGAGAGTTGATGGCGGAAGAAAGGATTCCCGGTGATTTCACACTACCTGAGTCTGACGCTCATGTCTATGTTGGAGGCTCAGGTGGACAGTTTAGGGGAATTATTGAAAGCATACATATTTCATCTTCTTTTAGTAGTGAGATGACAAGTAGAAATGCTGCGTTAGTCAATACTAACACTCTTGCTCTATTTCGTTTTGAAGAGCCGATTGAGCCGATTGAAGGACTGTTTACTATCAACTCGATTTCATCAGCAAGTAATCTTTCAGCGATTAACATCAGCACAAGCGATGCTGCTTCATTAGCATCTACTCTAACAGGGAAATCTGTATCTTCCGGCACTGTTGATTTTACCGCCTCTCCTTACTCCACTGGGAAGTATAGTGTTGTTGATTACAAAACTACACCCGGTACGAAACAAACACATGCTGTGCCCCATGTACCCTACAATCTTCTTATCAATCCGGGGGCTATCAATAGAGACAATCAAAAACCGAATCAGTCTCCACCTGAGCGTGTCCGACTCCATAACATCAATGTCGATACGGGAGCGTTGCTCGTCAGTAGTATTCATCTTGATTTCAACACTTCCACCAACGGTGATGGGCTACGCCCTGTTCTACATTCTCGTAGTGCTGCAACTGGTGACGACTACTTTGTGGTTGTATCTGCTGACTTACTACTCGACAACGGTACGGGTCGCCCTTACCAACCTCCTCATCTCGCATCCCAGTTAATTGATAGAACTGGACAAATGATTCTTGATGAAAGTGATTTAGAACAACACGGCATTGTTTTCTCCAGCCGTATGGCTACTACAACAAATGACCCTAACAATCCTTTTGCTGTGAATTGGACAAGTGGGCTTGATGAATCATTTCAAATTGGTCATTCAGGTAGGCATATTCTAAATCATGTTAACGGGCATCAATACCTTCGTAATATGCCTCGTGCTAATGAAGAAATTCTTGACCAGCAAGTAGGCAATGCCGACATTGTGGATTTAATTTTTGACGAGTCAGCCAAAGGTATTGATAAACAATTTCCTATCAATAGTAAAGTAGACTATTATCGAGACATTGCACAGTCACAAATTATCAATGTTATATCAAGCAGCACTGCATATGAAGCAGTAGATAACGGTTTAACAGGAGCATTGAGAAAGTTGATTGCTATCGGAGGTAGTGGTACAAATGTAGAGTTTGACGCTAAACCGTTTGTTTTGAAAGGACCTGTGCCTCAAGAAGTAGGTCAAGTAGATGCGAATATCCGAAAGCACCATCTTCGACCGTCAGCCACCAGTAGAGTCGCTATTCTTGAAGTAGACCTTTCATCGTATAATATGGCACCGTTTGTAGAAATTCACTACAATGCTATTGATTTTACAGGAGCCAGTATGAATAAAACTGCTCCAATGTTGATGGTGGAAAAGACTGTACCTGCATCAAATCATCTTCTTACTGGCTCTACATATGTTATTGATGCAATTGAGTCTGCTTTAAGTAGCGGGGCTACGATTCACTCGCCCGGTGGCATCATTGAAGTCGCAGGTGCCCGTGAAGGTAATTTCGCTCAAGCATCCTTTACTCATGCTCTTGTGGGTGATAACAGCGAAGGATATGAGAGTGACGATGAATTAGATGAACGCTATACCCCTCAAAACTATACCACAGTTCGTGATGAGCCACGCCGACCACCTCAAAATATCAATGCGTCGCATACAACAAGTACCGACCATGAATCAGTATTTCATCGCATTATCATAGAAGCGAACAGTGCTGGCACATACACTAACCCTCGAAGAGAGCCAGCACTCGATTTAACTTCTCCGAGCGATGGTCAATTTGATACTGGTATCGCAGCGTCTTTTGGTCCTGTTCATGAAATGTTTGACATTATCGACAACCACGCTGTTGCTTTACCTACTATCTCTCAGCGTATATTTGTCCAACCATCTGATAGAAATCGTACAACGCAATTGAGGCATATAAAATCAGAACTAACTCACGGTAGTGATTCTCACTATGTCACTGTGATGTTCCTGATGACTCGTGCTCGTCTTCGTAGTGTTGCAGAAGAAGAAAGTGACGAAGGCTCTCGCTTTACGAGAGTTCGATGTGTTGGTATAAATTCAGCAGCGATTGACCGTAGCGTTGATGAAATCGGCTCAGGTAGTCCTGACTCGCATGTCGTCAAAGAAATTGACCCCAATGCTCCTGTTGTATCAGTGACTCTCGGAGGTATAGGTCAAGGTGCATATGACACTAATCCTTCATTTGACCCAAGCACTCTTTCAAGACTGCCTTATAATACAAGATATGGCTTCTCTTGTTTCGCCACATTAGTTCATGTTGACCGTGACACAACGCCTGCCGACCGTGTGCAGTATATTGAAGTTAGAGCACTTAACAATGGAGCAGATGACCTCAAGGCTTGGGGTACTTATCCGTTCCCAAAGAAAGGGAGATTGTTTTTGAAAACAGGTGCGAGTGCTGAATACAGTAGTAAAAGCGGAGTTGCTTTCTTCTTTACTGATGCCACTGTGGGTAGTGGCACATTCGTTTTACCTGATGGTTCTGAGGTAGCCAATTTTTACGAGTGGTTAGACGCATCGGGATTAAGTGCAGAAGCAGGAGCAGTAGCCAGTGGTAATTCTGCATCGTTTTCACTTGGTGAAATTATACTCGGTGATGGTAATTTTTACATGGAAAACGCAGCATCAGACGGTACTACTGTTAACGACCGTATGTTTCAATCAATGGACACTGTCACTCATGATTATCAATTAGGTACTCAATTCGCAAGCACTCGTGCTCTTGTGGAGATTCCTTTCTTTAATGAGCAATTCTTTGAAAATGCTGCTGAGGGTATTTTTCCCGGTCCTGATAACTCATTAAAACTTCATCTTGACCCTACAATGACGGCTCACACTTGGAACCCTTCACCTGTAGGTAGAAGATACCCTGAGATAGCACCGGGTGACCGTACTGCTCAGGCTGCATATGCTTATTCACTTTCACAAGATGAATATACTCGAAGTGCTTCTATACAGCATAAAGCGGAAGTTGTAAGTGGTATGTACCGATTGTATGTATCAAATCCTGAAATTTTCCCTGCTGCTGACATCAACAAAGTATCAGGTTCTGAGCCTGATTATTTCTATGTCGAAGAAGTGCAAAGACACCAGCGTGCATTTTTACCAAGTGGTGATTGGATTATTTATGAAAACGACCCTGCCACTGACGGTTATCTTGAATTTGAAGATGAACCATGGGCTTTTTCTGAGGATTTTATACGACTTCATCAAGTAGGGATGACTCTTCTTGTAGGTGGCTCTTCTCAATCTGAATCTTTAGTTGCTCTTGAAGGAAGTCCTTTGTCCCCTTCATCTGCAATTGAAAGAAGAAGTGAATATTACTATGATGCAGCGAGCGTGAAAACTCAAGGCGGTAATGTAGATTACGGGCTTCGTCAGTATGTAAGTGCTGTTGAATTTAAGGCTGGACCTACAACTAATCCTCACGCTCCTCGTGTTCAAACAGGTAGGGCTACAGGAGAGGTTCTTGGGGTCACACCTATAATGAACGGGTCAACTTTCACTGGTCTTGTTGTATTGTCATTTAGCGAAGAGCAGGCTGAACTGTTTCCTAATGTCACTCCTAATATTGACAGTAATGGAAACATCGCTTTTGAAACAGGTGACTACAACTATAGTCTTGAAACATCATCACCTGATGGCACTACTCGACGCTTTATCTACTGGGGCGATGCTACTGCTACATGGAGTGCTTTGAGTGGCTCACCTACCAGCAACGAGCAGTATCGTAATTCAATACTCGTAGAAGATATTTACAATAAAGGAGGCTCTCTTCCTAATTACCTCGATGCTACTCAGTCTGAGTTTATTCTAAACCAAGATGCTCTCTTAACGCATCGAGGTTTCGATATTGGTTTTGAAGAAGATAAATTAAGCAGAAGTCTTGAAACTAATTTAAACATAAGTCAAACATATCGACCACCTTCCGGTCGTCATCCTTGGACTATCAAGAGTTCACCTACACCTACTAAATTGGCTATTACGGTCACTAACGCAACTCACACAGGTTTACTCCAAGCCAACACAACTGGACTTGATGTTCAAGTTGGTGATGAAGTTTATTGTGAAAGATTTAACACGGGCACCAGTGTAGTGGAGCAAGTTTTCTATCTTGGTACTGTTGAATCAATTGATGAGGGACAGGCTCAATCACCACCTTCAACAGATACGGTCATCAATCTTGTAGGTAATATGTTGTCGGCAGTTTTAGTTGACCTAATAAGCACTGTCGGTGCTGGTGGTAGTATTGAAGCGTATTTGAGAGTAGGATGCTCAGATGTTATGAAAAATGATGATGATGCTATTCTAAACCGCTCATGGCTTTTCCCATATGCTAACGGTGGATTAAGGCACGGAGACACTATTTGGGCAAATATGACTTACAATAATCCCTACGCTGTTGAAGGAATGTTTGCTAAAAGCCGTGGTGTCTATAATGAGGCATTAGTATGGAAGGACTTCAATGGAGGTAAAGGCTCTTTAGCAGCGAATGCTCGTGATTCCATTCCACTTGAAAACTTCCTAATTGGAAATACTTGTAGAGAAACTGCTGAAAATTACGCTCAACATGTAAACACAACGATAGAATTGAACTACGCTACATTAGGAATTAGCAATCCACCCGTCGTCGCCTATGTCGACCCAGTGTTGAATAATGACGACCACGCTCGTGTTCTGTTGTATGATGTCGCTCACGACCGTGAATTTATCGCTTTCCAAGATTTACATATGCAAGTACAATCCAGTCCAAAGGCTGCTGAAATAGGTTTCCAACGCCATACAACTGCTCAGAATATAGCCGATGGTACTGACCAAATTGACCTTGGTAAATACGGTATTCAGTATAACGGAGCAGGTCAACATGGCTATATTACTCAGATTGACACTGCTGCTGGTTATCCAACTCAAAATAAGTATCTGCGTTCAACTGTTCGCTCTCGATTTATGGAGAGTGCTTACGCACACGACCTTGCTAATCATTATGCTGCCAGTGTTATGAAAGCACCCATTGGTGGAAAGGTCACAGCATTAGTAGATTACTACGCTACTGGGACTCCTAATGGTACTGGATATACTACTGCTACTGGGGTAGCGACCACTGCGATAACAGGCTCAGGTACAGGACTCACATTAAACATCACAGCATCAGGAGGTGCTATTACTGCTGCTACAATCAATAATGCCGGTACTGGATATACTCACAATGACTTAATTTTAGTAAACGGTGGTACAACTGGTTATTTCCGTGCTCGTATTTCTCCAACAGGTGTTTCTGCTCACTTAACTAACCTTGACCGTATTAACCAATATGGTAAGGCTCATGGACATATCGTACACACAGGATATTATATCGGCGGTCCATTTAGTGAGCGTTCACTTGGAGACAGTATTTTACCTCGAACAAACGACGCTGTTGCTCTTTCTTACTGGGCTAATGAATCGCATAATTACACCCGTAAAGTTAGGTCAAATCTCGACCGCTTCATTGTAGCGTTAACGCTTCATCGTGAAAATAAAACTAATGCTTCTACGAGGGACCCTTCAACTTTATTCGACACACCTGACGGTACTCGTGTTATACCAGCCTTCCTTGCACTCCGTGGGATTCGTTCAAACACTCTTGACCTTAGCAACCATAGTGAGCAAAGACTCCAGCATTTGAAACATTGGACTGATATGGATTTCACTCGTCGTTTAACAATTGATTGCGGTGAAGTATCTACTCGTGAAGGTGTGACAGATATTGAGGCTGCTGCCCGTGAAGTAGTCCGTATCATAAATCAAGCAGGTGCTAAGAATGCACGCACTAATTCAACAACAGGTCAAACAGGTTCTGCATTCAATCCTGCTGTTTGGTGGGATTCTGATAAAGCATTCAACAGTCAAGACATGGGTACACATATGGGTTATTTCCGTGCTCACCTTGGTCGTGTAGTTCAAGATTTAAACGGTAGAGAAGGGTTTTCGATTGTAATTCATAGCACTGTGCCGGGTGCTACAGGTCGTAATTTTGCAGTGTGGCTTGACAATTCTCGTGGTCAGTCTACTTATCAACCCGAATTTTTAATTGGTCACGGTGGAAGATTTAGAACATTTTGGTGTCAACCTGACGAACTCAGTGGAGAAAATATGCACCCTGCACCTATGCCGTTGAATAAACATGGTCGACCGTTTGCACCTATTACTTCACTGCGTCAATACACAATACCTGACGCATCATCATCACAAGTGAAATCTAATGCGGATTTCGCACAAAGAGGTGACGAATCATCGGACCCAGTCATGCGTGCAATGTCAATGGTGACAGGTTCAGGTCAATCATTCAATACAGTCAACACTGAATCACTTGAAGCAGAAGGTTATGTCACATCATACACCGAAGGTCTGAGAAGTGGCTCACAAGCAGTAGGTCGTGTAAACTTTGGTGGTTTAGTAGCAGCAGGAATACCCGGTTTCGCACCGGATGCTGGAGAATGGGGCTTTGGAAGAAAGGGCGATAAGCGTTTTGAAAAACACTATGGAGAAATTTACAACAGTTCTAACGATACCATCCCCTCTACCTACACAAGTCATGTTCTTGCTTCCGAAGTTTCACATGACGCTATTGGAAATTCACCTTTATACGGATTCCAATTCGTAGACCATCTTGGAAATAGGCATGGTATTCGTATAGTTTACAGAAGCATTGGAAAAGACTTCACATTAGATGAAACTCAATTACCTGACACTCTTGAAGATGAAATTGTAATTTACATAGATGATAGAGATGCAGGGCAAGGTGGTTTAACAATAGGTTCTCACATGCATGGGCTTGGAGACGCTACGGGAAGATTTGGTGCTAACCCAAGCAATGCAACATTAATTGGTTGGAAGGGTAATAGATGGAATGGTGTACCAAGTCCTAACGCTGCATATGATTGTAAAGCAAATTATGATGCTGCTGCTGGAACTATCACACTTGAATTTGAGGACCCGTATGACTCATGCCCTCATTTTGATGTTTTAGGCTATATGGGTTTCCCTCTTAACAACGGGGTTATTCAAGTCTCAGACCCGTTTAATGATGCAAGCCTTCAAGGTTCATGGGGACATATGTTTTCTTACACAAGTAGGACCCGTAATGATAGTGCTGGTACTCATGTGTTCTATGGAGTTGAAGGTACTCCGTTCATGTCCTCTCATACTTATGCTACAAGCACTACAATTACAGCATTAGATACTCAGTTTGGAAACGGCAATGGTGCTGGCAATGCGATTCGTGCTCTTGTCTCCTCCTGTGTGAATTGGACCACTCTCGTGACTGATGAATTATTGGCAGCCTTAATTACAACTGCTATTAACCTTCCAAATCCAAATGTCGAAGAAGGAATACCTTTCGATTGTAGAGAGTTTTTCGCAGGTGATGGTAGAACATTAGGTGAATGGGGTGTTGCTGAGGATGCTATTCGCATTCGAGCATATAATGTAAATCGTAATGTTCGACCAATATCTGATTTCTTTTCAGCGACTATTCATAAAGATATGGCAATACAGGCTGCTCATGTTGAACATGGTGACATTCAATTCGTTAAAATGACAAATAACGGTATCACCTTACCATCTGATAATCGCTCTTCTACAGATGCTGAAATTGATGCAGGGCGTAGAGCAGAAGTTGGTTATATACCCTATACTGTCGTGCAAGTGACTACAAAAGGGCGTGGTTCTAATGCTAACACTGCATCTCCTGTGCTTGTCGATTCAAGTAATGAACCAGTTGATATAGAAATATGGGAACAAAATCTCAATGGACAACGCTTCACTGCTTATTCCGGTGACCATATTCTACCGATGGTGAATAACCCAACAATTGAAACTGATGATAATGACTCTTACATTAATTCAGCAATATTCCCCGAAGTAGGTTTGGCTCCAAATAGCGGGGCTACATGGCACTTCTTCATACCAGCAGGTAATGAAGGTAATACTATCAGTTCATATGATAAGGTCGCATCTTTCGGTAGTCAGTCGACAGTTTACTTTAGTAATTATGCATCAGGTTTAGCAGAAACACTAAACAACGGTCTTGCTGCCCATGGGGGTAATTCACTCGACCACTTTATTATTGACGAAGATACTCTAATTGGGACTTTACCTGATAGCAAGCCTGCTACTGACCCTACAATTCAAAGATTTGGGGATATTGAGCGTGCTTTTAGGACTGCTGGTGTTCGTGTTCTTGGTAGTTTACATTCAAGAGCACAGGTCTTTTTCCGTGGTGGGCGTGATAGTAGTGACCACTCAGTTCCACTATTCTTCGGCGGTGGCTTTAGCGGAGTGACTATTGATGTTAATGATGGTACTAAAAACGATTATAGTGAAAAGTACACACATCCATATGCTAATGGTCCAACTGGTGTGGCTGGCATTCAGCACGCAAATGAAACATTATCGTCATTCTCATTAATTGATTGTAATGCTATTATGGCATTCTTCCCCGGTACCGCTCTTTTAAACCAGCATCGTGGTGCTATCAACCCACCGTTCTTTAATCAAGATAACATTCTCAGTCCTGACATTATGGGTGGCTCGCAAGTAGTAAATCCTGCTCATCCTAACGCTGCACCTTATACTGCTGGAGTCGCTATTCAAGTTCCTATACCGTTAGCATTGCGTTTCGCTCACCCTACTGCTCGGTACAACGACCATCGTGAAGGAGTCGAAAACAAAACCACATTCCTTATTTTTGGACCGGGGCAGGCATTCCCGTTCACTCAGGAAGTAGCAACTCCTGTCAATACCTTTGAACCACATCCCGGTCGTGCTTTGACTGTTGGAAATACTTGGTCTGCTGTCCCTGAGGGCGGAGGGTCAAATAAGCATTTTATGCCTAATCATATCACTAATAATAATAATCACTACATGCCTGAAAGTAGTACATATCAACTCGCTCGTGGTAGATTCCACTGGAGGCAAACGCTAAACTGGGAGCCTGCTCAGGGTAAACCTAATGTTGAGATTTTGCGTCAACGCCCCGAATCAGGAAGAATGTACGGTGAAGTATTTACCTCAGGTGCAACAAATCTTACATTAAGTAATGTTCACGATTATCGAATGGCTCACCCAAATCGTCACGGTGTGTTCATGGGCTTTGCTATGGCAAGCAGTTCAGACTGGTGTTTCCACATGGATGGCGGGTATCATCCCGGTGGCTCGTGGATGGACAATCAAATCACATTCAATCCACCACATCCCGATGACGATAGTCGTGTGAGTAAAAGTAGTAAAAGCGGTGACGAATTACACCCAAGTGCATTCCGTGTAGCAGCACCATTAGCGACAAAAGTATTGTACGGCGTTGCTGGCTCCTTTGTTGCTGAAACATTAGACACAAGCGATGTTAACATGGAGTACATAGCGGTTGACGCTACCCGATGTCAGAACGGTGAAGAACTCGCTGCTTTAATCGGTGCTGCTATAAATACTTACCCCGGCGGAGGGGCTTTGAAATCCATGGGTGGTACCTTCTTACCAAGTTTTAGCAACACCATGCGTCAAGACCGCTACGGATGGCATGAGATTGACGGAAATAGCATTTTAGAATACGCTAAAGCCACAAGTCTATCTACTAATTTGAATGCTTCATATTTGACAATTAATTTTGGTACTGACAATCTTGCTGCTAAGCAAATACCTGAAAGCGGTTGGATTCGTACAAGCAACTCTTTTGCTACTGGAGTTGGCTCAGAAGATTCACCTGCTTTTGCTCCGTATCATAGTAGAATTATTATGAAAAGTGGCACAGATTACCACATAAAATTCTTCCTTGGTTCTAATCGCATTACTGGTTATACTGCTTTTGAAAGCATCGCTACATGGGATAATTATCTTGATTCTGTTCCTTTGACATTCCCTGACCTTGTACCAGTACCTGCTGGATTGAAACTGTATATTTGGACAAAAGCCGGAGTACATACATGGAGAAATTCAAATAGAGGCAATGGATATGGTCAAGTTCATTTCAACGGCTTAGTTGATGCTATTGACCGTACAAAACCAGTAGGTGTAGTGGGCTGGCACGGTGAAAGATACTCTTATCTAAATACATTAGATGTCAACGCTACAGGTACTTACGCTGCTGGATTAGGTGCATGGCACTCTTCACTTGGATTTTCACCTTATGGTGGAAGTATGAGTTGTGCCAGTGTTCTCGGTCATTTACCAAACATTACACCTATGCCGAATAGTCCTGAATCTTCCCCTCCTAATGACGGCTCGCTGGCTCTCGCAGCCTTCCCTTCTAATAGCAACCCTGATGCTCCTCAAGATGCATTCAACATGGCTGACGGTGTAGGTTCATACACAACTGGTTTTGTCGATGGAAGTGATTTTAACACTCCACCTATAATGGAAAATGAGCCTGAAATGCAGAAAGAACTTACACACATGCAAGGTGTGTTCTCTCGTGCATTCCTTGTAGTTTCACATGAGTCAGAATTAGCATTGATTGCTAAAACAGACCGTGATGGACAAAAGAGCATGGGTGATTGGCTTAGATTAGCAGACGCTTCTGATTTATCTAAGGCTGGTACTGTTCGATGGGATGACCGTATTCACGACCAAGACCGTTTCTATGCACCTGCTCACGCTGGACCGAATGTTGAAGCCCTTATTCATACAGCAACCATTCGACCGACTATTCCTGATTATACCGCTTCTAATGCTCTTGACGGTCCTCCATTTGATGCTGCGATTGAGTTGCATCCGGCTGCTGGTAGCGATGTTGAATTAAAAAATGCGGAGCCATGTTTCAAAGAAACTGGTGACCTCTTCTTCGACCTCGATAAGAGCATAGGTTCACACTTCTCAGTTAGTGCTGGAGCACAAAGAAATGTTGCTGCTGACTTTTACTCATCAGCGAGTGTTCAACCTTCAACATTGTTTGGTGGTACAAAACAAAGCAACACATTTTGGATAGGCGATGTTAATGCATATGAAATGTATAATCGCTCACCTGCTAAGAATTTCAATATTGAGCATATAGTATGGAAGAGAATGGATGGTGGTAGTCTATCTATGCCTGCTGTGAATGCTCGTGGTTTAGGTGCTGTTCCTTGGGTTAATAGAGTAAGTGGGGGAACAGGATATACTACTGGTGAAAAATTACTTGGTAATGTGCGATTCTCATTTGAAACAACTAATTCCGCTATGCTACCCGTTTTACAGGCTCAAGAGTTAGCCCATCCACAATTGGCTGAAAAACACCCAACTGAATTAAGAAATGTCCTTGAAATTCCAAACGAGCATTTGCAGTTTGAAGATATAGAAGTTATTGATGATACTGGTCAAACTCACACTTTAAGTGGAGGTTCACCACTTGGTGTAGTTATTCGTGCCTTTAGTTCCGCAGGTGAGAGACTCGCTAATGGATTATCACCCTCAGTGGCTAATAGTTCAGTTGAGCCTAATCTTGTAGTTCAACTACCTGACCCTGAATCTATACCGGGTAATATCATTGTTCGTAGTGGTTTCGATAGACTGCAAGCCTATCAGAATGAGACAATGGGCGACGGTGGTATGATACACCCTGACCTTGGTGCTTCTCATCTTGGTCACTTGTTTGATAATGCGGTCAAGGGTCCACGCTATGGTCCAACAATGAATGAACTGGGTTGGGAACATATAGCAAAAGATTCAACTTACCCTGATAGCACAAAAGATGGTTGGGTAGATGCAACTAATAATCGTACTTTACAATCATCTTATGAATTACATGACCGTACTTTATTCTTCCATGTCACTAAGATGGGTCATAGTCACACTGACAGATACTCCACTACTTACACGCATAGCAATGGAGTAGAAAGTCAGACTTTGACAGTAAATTCATACAGCAGTGGCGTTCTTACATCATCGGCTACAATTAACACACGCATTTTCAATGCTAATTTCGGTACAAAAGAAGTTAGTGATGATAGAAGATTTCTTCGCCTAAAAACAGCAACTGATTCCGTTGTCGTTTCATACACTGGCATTAGCGGTGATACATTTACAGGAGTAGTGGGCGACATCGACTTCGCTCAATTCCTTATTGATAACCCGCCATCTTCCTCTACAATAACTATCACTCCTTCTTACTACATACCTGCTGGAAGCACACGCTTCTTTGCAGCACGCCGTTTGCGTGACCACGCAGAAGTAAGTGGTAATAGTCCTGACATGGCACACACTGAGTATTTGACTGGTAGTGCTACTGAATTAGCAATAGAACGATACAATAAACCTCAGTTAACGCCTATGCCGATGCCTCGTATGGGACACCACTTTGTTAACGCTACAATGCCTATGCTACCGGGACATTGGGCACATCCTGCGTATCAGGGACTTTATGGTAAACATGAGGCTGAGCGTAGAGCGACTCTACAAAATGCTGACTTCATTAAACTCTATGACAATGTCACACCTACAACTACTACACTAAGCAGTTCAATCACCGATTATCTACACCCGCTCAATTCTCCACTTCGTATAGGTAGTCTGACTGCTACACCGAGCGGTCCCAGTGACATTCATGGTGGAGCATTTACACTTATGTTTGAAACTAAGGTTCGCTTTGACGGCTATGGTGTTCTCGCTTCAAAAGGTACTGCTGGTGACATGAATAAGGCAGGAGGACATTCAATAGTTCTTGAAGCCGGTGCTAATTACACACAAGACGGTCATTTCCCTGACCCCGCCGAAGTTGGTGCTTATCAAATAGTCATACAGCCTAATTTACGAAAACAACAGATAACAGGTTTCCATCACAATAATAGTAGTGCATCGGGGCTACCTGATGGTACTGCTCGTGAACTAACAGGTCAACAAGTGCATCTTGTTGTCGGCATAAAGTACGATGATGAAAGAGGTACAGCGATTGGAGGGGCGACTCTCATCCTTGCCGAAGCGACGCTCGCTGATGTACGAGGCTGTGAGATATTTGTTAACGAATTGATACTCGACCATGACCCCGACCACGGCAGCCAGTTCACTAATATACCACCAATGCTGCTTTATAATGCATTCGGAGTACAAGGTAGTGAATCACCAGCATTTACTCGTCGTGCTCAACCTTACCACGCTACTATGTTTAGCGATTCAACACCCGGATATACATTGAATATTCCGTGGTGGAGTATAATACACAAAGTAGGTCCTGATGATTCCACGGCTACTGGATTTAGACACCTCGCTCTTCATCGTCTTGATAATTACTACGAGTTCTGCCGAGCGTCTCACGGTGCAATTGGTGCTCAATTGACTTTAGCAGGTTATCCTTCTATTAGTCCTGATTTCTATTCAAAGGTATTAGCCAATGTTTCACTTTCACCAGTGGCTACAGTACAAAGTAGCAGTACCGGAGCCTACATTGAAGTTGATGATGCGTCGCTATTCCCCGAAGTTCCGTATTATAATCAACAATTATACTACACAGATGCTAACGGTGAAATCCAAACCATTACTTACACAAAAAGAACTGGGACTACTCACAGTCTCGCTACAATGAATCAACCTTATCGTTTCATTACTACTGCTACAAACATGCCACCAAATGACAGTGTGCTTCGATTAACAAGACCTTATAGTCGAGACATATCATCACTATTATTTGAGAAAAATAGTGCTTTGTCGCTTAACATTGACCAATTGCGACTGGGAACAAGAGATACAAATAGCCTCTATACGCCTGATGCTTTTATTTGTGCATGGCATCCGAATCTCGGTAGACCTCACACTTTCTATTCAGATAGCACACGAACATGGGGTAGTGCTACCAGTGACCGTGCTATTGACAAAGCAGCGTATAACTCAACTCCTGAGCATTTTGAAACTGTTCATTATCATGCTGTGAACTACGCAGCCAGTCTTGGTCCATTCAATCTTAACTTTAAGACACCTAAACCTCCGTCTAATCTTTCAGGTACATTTTCGTCAGTCACAGGCTCTCCTTCTGTCATCACATTTAGTGCCGATATTAGCAGTGATGGTGTCACGGGCGGTGACTATCTCTTTGTTCAAAATAAAATACTTGGAAAAGTAGCAGGGGGAGGTGTTAGTGGAACTGATATTACTCTCACGACTGATATTCTATTTACACCGGCATCCGGTGCTACAGTCTACTTTGGTGCAGATGGAACGGCTGAAACACCATCAAATATTCATGCTATGGCTGGTTATGAGGCACAAGGTAGTTCAAGTGTAATGTTGAGTCATTACTGGTCCAGTGGTAGCCGTGGTGGTCCATTAATCAGTAGATTAGACGGTTATGCTGCTTGGTCAGCAGGATGGCATGTACCTCGTTCTTATACTGCATCAGGTGGAAAACACTGGGAAGATGCTGATGATAACGGCTTATATGCTGTAAGTGACGGACTCGCTATAGCATCGAGCCTCGTGACAACTCGCACTTATCCATTTGGATATAGATTCGGGCTTCGTCAAGCATGGAATAGACCGCAATGGGGTCACTATGGTATGCGTGCGTTCCAAGAGGCTGCAACTTACAGTGGTGCCAGCAACTTCACTGTTGGGTACAAAGCCGGTCCTTTAACAGAATATGAATCGCAAGATTGGAATTACTCAGGTGGTGCTGGTCTTTCTAATACCACATTACCTACCACCTATGTTGGTGTTATGGAGCGTCAAACTAATTTTAGCGGTATGCTTGGTCCTGATAAAGCAGAATGGCAAGTACGCTACAGCGACGGTCGTCGTATGACACGGTCCTTCGGTTGTCCTGTTCGTATTATTCGTAATGCTTCAACTGCTCCTCGTGATTGGTGGGGTGATTCACAGGGGCTTGGGGTAAGCACCATCGAAGGTGCAGTCGGATATTATCTCGTAGATTGGTGGGGTAATACTCGTGGTGAAGATGTTCGTAAAGCACCAGTAAGAGGCTTCGGCATTCGACCTGCTTGGGATGCTGGTGATGCATATGAGTACGACCGTACTAATAGCAGAACTCCTTATGCTCGTCTTTACAATGGAGGTAAGCCAATTGTCA